CTTTTTCTGTATGAGCATGTTCTTGAAATGTATCCCCCTGTAAGCTCCCCAGATACCTACTTGCACCATCGGGATCGACTCCAGCAGCGGTATCGAGAGCGCGTATAACACGGCCACGCATATCCGGGAGGATGAGATAAGCTCCTGCTGTGTTGCGGCTTGATCCATCGGCGTTATCGGCTCGAAAAAATGCGGTGCGTGTCGCGTTGTTTGCATCTCCACAGTAGACCATAGCGTCAAGCAGTGGATAGTTTGCGCGGACGATACCCTGGCCGGTGAGTTTTATGGCGCGGATTCCTAATGTAGCTGGATCGTTGTTATATGCTGCGTATTTTATATCACCAGGAGAACCAAAGGCGCGGCGCATGCCTTCCAAAAACTGGCTATTACTTGGGCCTTCTAGTGTTCCGTTAGGTGTCTGTCCTGTATAGGCGAGCAGAGCTTGGAGAACACCGAACATATAATCGTTGATCATCTCGGCTATGAACTCGGTTCCGTCGGTTGATAGGGCACCGGATGAGTTGACGGCGAGGGTGTTTGGGAATGAGGCGCCGTCTTGATTGGTGTATGTAGATAATATTGATAACATATAACCTCCGTTATGAATAACTCACGATTAAACCTACCCATGATTGAGCTGGTTTAAGTTTTAAAATTAAACGTTTAAACTCTTCTTTTCGTTGAGCTGGTATAATCGCGTTTGTAATTGTCAATAATTCAAAAGTTATTGGGTCGCGTGTTGCTTCACCCCCGATAAAAAAGAAATAACCCCAATAATCAGGATCGTCTGTTATTTGATAGATTTTATCTGTTGTTTTTATTTTCTCAAAATATTGACAACAAGCTAAATCGTTTCCGCAGCACTGATTAGGATTTCCGCAAACTGATAAATATAACGGTGCGTTAGTCAATATCGGACCGTTAACAAGCAATTCTCCTCCGGTGCGGCCTGCGAAGGCGTCGCTACGCCCTGCATATGCGTTTACACCTTTTGCAATCATAATCGGAATTGAATTGAGAAATATATCAGGATCGACAGGCGGATTATTTTCATGGACATAAACATCAAAACCAGCAGCGCGTAAAATACTTTGAATATAATCTTTGCCTTGTCCGCCTTGCGCTTTCCATTCAGAGTCTATCGTTTCGCGCTGTGATGCTTCGTCTACTGGAAAATAGATTATTCCGAATTGATCTTTAAACTTTAATAATTCCCTGGTAGTAGTAGGGAAAATGTCTAAAAATATTTGATGAATATAATCGCGGAAATCTCCTGGAATTGCTGTAAGTGATTCAAAGAATTGAGTAATTTTTTTTTGAATAAAAATAGCGAATGCGTTTGATTTTGGGAGAAGAAGTTTTATTATTTTAAAAAACTTTTCGTTAAATGCCATAATTATGTATATGTAAGTGTGCCAAGCTTACATAGTTGACCCTCCTCAAGTGTATGTGACGGTGTTATAATTGTTGCTATATATATTATAGCAGTAGTAAAACTTCCGTTATATGCTTGTACTATATCGTTAATAAGTCCAATTATACCAGCTTGTGTTATTTTATCCTTTGCGGGCGGGTAAGATAATCCTATAATATAAGGTTCGCGTGATAAAAAGTATATATCTAATGCGGCTCTGATTGAAGCTTTTGTATCAACAAGATTATCGGCTACAAGATCGGTAATTTCAACGTCAAAAGTTAAAATTGATACTGGTAAAATATTTGAGTAACTTTCATCACCTGCAGGATCGATAATGGCTGTAAGCGGTTTTCGTGTGGCAAGACTGGTATCTGGATCATAGGTAATTGCATCGCCAACAGCGATAAGTAATCCTGCCGATGGTATACGGTCGGAATATAAATCAGGATCACCGGCAACATAAACCATGACGTAAGAAGGCGGATCTCCTGTATAAATATAGGTTTGTAATACTCCGGCAACATCGCTTGACCATATACGATAATCAGCTAACGCTCCACCCTGTGGCTGAAGTTGAAAACGCTCAATAACGCGTTGACGATAATCATCTTCAGATTCTGCTTCTACACCTGCGACTACGATATCGGTAATTTCTGCCGTATCGCCTATTATTCCACCGGTAACAACAGTTAATAATTCTTGACCGATTTCAAGATTACCGAGTATTCCACCGGTTATGCAAATTACTTCTATTGTTTCGGTTGCAGCGGATAACAAATAATCTTCTTGTGTGATATAAATAAGCCCGTTAATATCTGATGTAAACTGCGTACCAGAAAGTAATGTTTCGCCTATAGTATTGACAGTGATTTCAAGTTCAAGCTCTGCTTGTGTTGCTGGTAATGGATCACCTACACCGATTAGGCGTCCCCATTCAACAAGAGGGCGGATTTTATTTCCGTAAATTTCCACTTCACCCCATGAGGCGGATGAAACAAAAATCTGTAAAAAAATCCACTGTGAGACTTTGTATAATGTTATGAATACGCCTGATAATACTTTTGCAAGTATACGATTAAAAGCTTTTGGTAAAATTGGAATGGTTTGGCCGAGCTGTGCTTCGAGTTGATCGATAATAAGTTTGTTAATTTGTGCTACTGTTTTATTTTCTAAACTCATGCTGCCATTCCTTTCCAGTTTTCCTCATATTTTGTACCGTATAACTTTGCGCCGTCTTTAAAAACATTTATTTCGACTGCTATTCTGTTTTGCACTGGTATTGTAGCGCTTATTTCTATCTTATCAGCTATACCGGTAGCTGTCAACCAAGCTAAATCAGCGGCAGCGGCATTTTTTGCTTTGATAAGATTTTCAGGAGTTGCCGGCAAACCTGATAAAATATTTTGAAACTGGCTTATGATTTTACCATCCGGGTTGTTTTCTTCTAAAAGATTTCCCCACCATGTTTGTTTTTTTGTAGCTTGTGTTCCGTTATCCGCAATATTTCCGGCATGAAGAGAAAGAAAAACTGCGGTTTCAAATCCGGCTGTCATTTCGATAATTCCATTTTCGCAAACTATTTCGCCACCGTCGTTAGTTGATAATAATAATATGTCACTCATGGCAGTTTTACTCCTGACACTTTTGAAGCGTCTATACTTGCGGTTGATATAATAGAAGGCGGAACAGGTGGACCGGTTGCTGCTGTTGCGTGTGAATGCAAATTATAATCTGATTTAAGTTGGTCAAAACCAATTTTTAAATCATTAAACGCAACTGCAAAATCTGAATTACCGTTAAGTTCAAGAATACCGGTTGATAATAATTTTATGGTTGATTTTATAGTTCCGTTTGAATCTCGGGAATAAAGTATTTTCTCGCCTGGATTTGCACCTTGTGAGACTGATAATATCCCGCATACAGCATATGAACCGGAGCCTGTTTTTTCTATAATTAGAACCCGGTCTTCCGGGAGAGGTGGAGAATCATCACCGGATGCACCGTATAACAAGCATTTTAACGCTTCATTTATGCGGGTTTCGATTACACCTTCGATATAAGTTTCAATTTTTGACAATAGCCAGCGGCCTATTCTTCCCACGGAAAAACCTCCGGTATCTCTCCCGTATAACTTCCGGGCAAAACAAGATTAAAAATTGTCGTGTCACCTTCGGGGGTGCGGGAAATTGTAAGCGATTTGATAAGCATAACAGTCTCGCGGTAAATCATAGCACCTGGAGCTAAAACAGAAATCATGGTATTCTTTTTGAATAGGCTTCCTGATTTGTCGCGGTGTCCTTGTATTGTTAATTCGTACGATGCACACGCGCCCAGCATTCGACCGGATGTCTGTTTTGCGATTGTAGCAATTTCAGAGTTTTTACAATCCTCTGCGATAAAATTATAATGGCGATTTATTCCACGTTTTACAAGATAATTATTTATATAAGTTGACTGCGCAGATTTTGTAGTCTCTGTAGTTTGGCTAATGGCTGTTATATGAGAGTAAAAAGATTGAGGATCAAAAGTTGGAGCGCATGAAATAAACAGGTATTCGCCTTCCTTAAATGATGCGACAGGCACGCCTGCGCCTGATTTCCAGAATATCAATTCACCGCGTTCGTTGTTTGAAATTAACAAGCCGCGCTGTTGTGCAAGATCAATAAGAAAAGATAAAATATTTTTATCAATATCAATAGCTACTTTATCAAATAAATTACCGACAGGATCAACAAAAATACTTTGTATGCCATAGGGTGCGCATAATTTAGGCGCTATTTGCGCAAGTGTTTGTTTATTAAACTCTAAGGGAAAAGATGAAACCGGCATATGACAATCGTTTAAAACAGCAGGCTTTGAATAGCCAGAAAGTGAAATTGTTTTTTTATCCGGGCTTGTAGAAGAGCCTGGAGAAATTAAAACACCTGTAAAAATAAGATTATTTCCGTAATAAATACTAACAGGTTTATATGCGAATGGGCGGAATGCTTCACGGTAAATAGCTTGCGTTTCATCAAATGGAGCGGAAAAAGTAAAAGTGTCGAATGTATCTATATTTAATGTTAGACTATAATCCGTAAAATAGGAAAATAGTTTTCCGTCTATCATTATGCTGATTGAATCTGAATTGTTTGCGCTAATTGTTTCCTGAGTTTTAGGCTGCTCTGTTTGGTTTATTACAGTTTCCGTTTCATCGGGAATAATAAGAATATCACCAGGATTAATTCCAGGCAATCCAGCTGTTTTATTTCTTCCTGATAATTGGGGATTTGCATTTATTATAGTTTGATATTTTGTGCCTACTCCATAATATTTTATAGATATATTCCAAAATGTATCACCTTTTAAAACTGTATGCGATTTACTCATAATATTTTATCACCGTTCCCATAGGGAGTAATTCTATAAGATCACTGTTTAGGTTGTTAGTCTGAATAAAAAAATCAATTTTATCAAGATCGCCGTATAATTCTGCGCATAATTCTATTAACTGCCTGTCTTCCTGTAGCGTAAGGATAATTTCTTTAGGCAAATCAAAAGATAAATCGATTAAATATATAATCGTCTGGCTGTATAATTTTAGCATGGAATCATATATTTCTCCGGTATCCGGTAATTCTAATGCTGTTATATTTTCGTCAAGCCATGTTGTTATATTTTCAAAAAATGATATTATAGATTCGGATGCACTTACAGCCTCCGGTCGATTTGTAAAAATTACATTAGGCATGGATAAATTGAGAGAACCAAAAAGACCGGAAACAAAGGCAATTGAGTTTACAAAATTATTATAGATTGTTTCACCTGCATTAATTATATTATCGATAGCAGCGCCGTAACCTTGTATTTGTGCGTTAGCAGATGCTGCTATATTTGACGGTGTGCTTAATAATGTTATGAGTTGATCTATTACAGCGCCAGGCTCTTCCGTAAGATTTTCTATATTATTTGTAAATGATTCTTGTATGGTGATATATGATGTTTTTATATTTTCATTAAGATTTATTAAGCCTTGTAAAAATACGGATGTGGTTTTTTCCTTTGCATCAAGATCGATTTTTAATAATTCGTTATCGGTAGCATTTCCTGACACCAAACTACTTGCATATTGATCGGATATGCTGGCCTTAAGATTATCAAAAGATTCTTTTAATTCTGATTCTGTTGATACTTGTGATAATGGGAATGTTATGTTTTCGATTGTTTCGGAAAATGTAACGGAAAAAGCGGCCTGATTTGCGGATGTTATAAGATCGTCGCGGCGGGTAATTGTGCCAGTAGGAACTACTTTACGTGTACCATATAACGGATGCTCTAATGTGCCTATGCCCTTTTCTTCCAGTGCTGCAAAAAAAGAATCCGCGTCGGTATCATAATCGGAACCTGAAAAAAATATATTAAATGGAAAACGGCGGCCAGCTCTGCCTAAATCCTGAATAAAGGCGCCGTCAATTTCTGGAAATATAAAATCACCTGTTTTTTTATCTGACTCCATGCTGACATTTTCATACTGAAACTCAAAGCGTATGCCGGAAGGTGAAATATAAACAGGTGTTTGTATGCGGTCATTCCAGGGCACTATTTCGTAAACCCTCCCGATGTTTGAAGGTTGAGCGTATACGGGCCAGCTGCTGGCTTTTTTGTCACGACTGCTTTACCTGTTTTATCGACTATTGTCACTTCTCCTTTGTTAGTTGTAGTTTTTTCTTCTTTGCTGTAAGAAGTAAAAGCGCGTTCCGTTTGGGAAACCGGTGGCTGAATTGATTCTTTTCCGGTTAACGCATCGCGGAGTTTTTGTATTTTTTCAGCTCCTCCTAATCCCATTTTTTCAAGACCTGGTATTTTACTTATAAGTTCAAGAAATCCCTGAACAGGGGCAAGTAGACCTGATAATAATGCGGCGCCTATCGCAAGGATTCCGCCAAGAATATCACCTGATTTGAACTTTTCTGCTATACTATCCCATGAGCGACCAACTTCCATCAAAGCAGATATAAGTAGACCTATCGGGCCGAGAATAACACTGATTATTGATGAAAATGTGGTAAATCCTTTTTCTGATTTCCATATCCAGTCGATTAGAGAAACGAATGCTTTAATTATACCGTCTATTATTGCTTTGGTGACTTTTACAATCCAATTCCAGGCGGCTTTTAAAGCAGCGATTACTTTATCCCAGTTTTTTACAAGCCATATTATAACAGCTACAAGTATGGCAATAGCAGCGATTATTAACATAACAGGTAATAGCATAGCGTTTTGTGTTACTGCACATATAGCTTGTGCTACTGCTAACGCAAGTAATGCGATTTTATAAATTGCAATTACGGCTATAATCGGAATTAAAACAGGTAAAAGAAATTTTAAAACTTTTAGGAATACTAAAAATACTTTTACCAATTTCATAAAACCGTTAAACACACCAACAATAAAATCTGCTATTTTTCCAGTGTCGATTGTATTTAACCAAGCGTTAAATTTATCGGAAACGATTATTAAATATGGAATTAATTTTTGAAAAGATGCTGCTAATTTTTGATTAAAATTAGTTTGTATTACTCTCAATTGATTTGCAAGACTTTCTTTTAATGTTTTCGCAAAGTCTCCTTGTGCATCTTTTGAATTTGCCATTAGGTAATTGTAACGGAGCATAATCTGTTCTGCTTGTGACATTTCTTTCCATTGCTTTTTTATTCCTTGGGTTAATGCAAAAGCCTCAAGATTAGCTACTGTCATATTAAAACCTAACGCTCTAAGAGGTTCAGTTTCGCCAGTTATAACAGATTTCATTTTTTCAAAGGCTTCTTCTGGTTTTAAATTACGAAAAGAGGCATAATCGCCTGATAATCCAGCAAGAGAAGTGGATAATAAAGCAATTTGATCTGGTAATAATCCGCTTGACTTTGCCATAGAACCTAGTGTTGACGTAAAATCTTTTGCTTGCAATTCAGATAATCCAAAATTTGTCATTGCGCTTTTTGACCATGCGTCAATTTGTTTAGCGTTGTCACCAAAAGTAGTATTGACAACATTTTGCACCTCTAAAAGGTTAGATGCTAATTCAATTCCCTGTTTTGCTGCCATTCCTAATGCTGCACCGAGAGCGGCAACACCTACCCACGCATAACGCTTGATATTATCTCCCCACTTTGCTACTGTTCGCTGAGCGGATGCAAAATCAGCTTTGAGCGTTTGCGTAAATGTTTTTGTAGAGCGGGTCATTTTTGACAGGGGCGCGGTAAAGCTGTCAATCGCTTTAAAAACTGTTTCGATGGAAAAACGGCTTGCCATTATTTATTTGCATCCTTTTGAGATTTTATCAGGCTATCGATAAGAGGATTGTAAAAAAAACGAATATCATCAATTTCGATAGTATCTAAATCCGGTAGAGTGTTATAATCTGTGGCGATTTGCAATAATTGACTCAACACTCCTGACAACCCCTTTATTTTTTCACGCCTACCGTTACGCGCTACGGTAGACGTTATGAAGCCAAAAAAAGTGAACTGATTGACAGTAAAGGCTTAAGATCGATCATATCCAGACCGTCAATAAGGGAAATATCGTCACCCATCATGGATGCAAGCACGTTATATGATTTTTCAACGTTTTTTCCTTCTTTGGCGCGGTCTGCTTGCCGCAGTGTTCTGCCAGAAGGGCGCTTAAGGGTAATTTGCTGCCCTTTGCTTTTTTCGGATTTGTCTGACACGGTGTAGGTGAAAGTATTATTTGAATTGTAGACAAGTCTACCTTTCATGATTGCATTTACAATTTTTGCTTTTTCTGCGCGGAAGCCGTCTTTATCATCTTCATTCATGCCAGTAGGATCGGTGTCAATTTCCCAATCATCACAAAATTGATCGAATGATTCTTCGGCAACTTCACGGGCGATAATTGCTTGCTTTTTTTCTTTACCAAACATCTGTTATGCTCCCTGTCTTTTTAATGTGCCTTCGATTGTAATTTCCATCGTGGATTCTTTGGTTGATTTTCCAGGCTCACCTGATATTTGTATACTACCCTCCCACACCGTGCCGTCAACTTCTACAGCTAACGCCGGGACAAACTCAAATGAGTCCATGACATCCTGGATAAATTCCATGTCGCCGCGCTCATTATCAATATTTATTGGAATTTTATCATTTTTTCCAAGCTTTCTTGATTTTATCATACGCATGGAACCATCACCGTTAGGTTTTATCACGTTCGTAAAACCGGGGAGGGTGATTGTTGCATCAACTTCCGCATCTATTGAAAATCTCCTGTTGTTGATTGTTATACTTTCTAACGGCCCACCTGTCGCCATAATAACCTCCTTATTGACCTAAATAAAATGAAAAATAAATATCGGTTGAATTGACTTCGACATTTCCAGATAACTTAACCGGGAAAACAGTATCAATTCTTTTTGGATTTTCGCTATTGATTGAGCAGGACATATTTTTTTGAGTAAACTCAGGATCTGCTATAATCGCAGACCGACCAGAGGCAAGAGAGCTTGCCAGGTTTGAGAGCAATGTCAAAACCATTTTAGGCTGAACTGCATCGGGATCGTTAGTTGGCGTTCCATCCGGTAAAAGAGGTCGGCCGCGTAGGGTTTCCTGGATTATGTCCAGATTGTACATAATATTCATAAGTTTGATTTGATCTACAATATAACGGAACGCTGGTTGTGATTCGCCATCCGGGTGATAAAAGCTTACAATATCGGCAAGCACTGCAAGGCTGCCGGCTTTTGTGTTTGTTGATGCGCCGAGCTTTAAAGCTGCATCCCTGGTTGTAAGATTTTCCTGGACGTTATCAGCACCGGTTTGCAATCCTGCAAGAGCACCTGTGTAGTTATAGGCTGGAGTATCGTTTGCTTTTTGGGCGATATCGTTAACCAGTCCCTGTGCGGCTATTATCCAGGGCATTTCGCGGGATCCGGTGGATTGAATGAGAAAATTACAACGCTGTAATTTTGATGCGTCGGTGTCTGTAATTGCTGTACGGGTTGCGAAATTGTCTACACATCCTGTAGCGACAATAAACGGTCGTTTGACTGTTTGCTCCCAGCGTGCTTCAGCTGCAGTATGATAAAGCAGGTTAGAGGCGGCATCTTCATAATTCATGCAATTTATAATTATTGTTTCCCATATGTCGGTTAAATAGGCGAGAGCACCGCTTACAAGCGGATTATTTGCACCATTTGCCATAGCCGATGTGGTAAAGGTAAGACCGGCACAAACAAGCTCTGAAATATCAATTGTAATTTTATTTCCGGTTACTCCTTTCCACTTGCAAGTAAGAGGGAGTACACCGGCGCCGACTGTTCCATCAATTACGGGCATTTCGAGAATGGCTGCTATCGCCGTTTTGATAAGCGCGAGTGCATCGGCTGCGGCTGTGTCGGTAGGAATTGTAATTGCTGCGGATTTTATGCCGCCTATGTACACGTATCCGCCACCTGCGGAGGTTGATGTTCCTGTACATCCAATATTACCGTCTGCGACTACGCCGGTGCCTGCGTCGTCGAGAGGGTAAAATGTTACTGGTATTCCTTTAATGCCGTTACCGTTAGCCGGTAGTAATTGTCTTGCTGCAAGGTGAAGTTGACTCCCGTATCCGTAAGCATCGGCGACATCTTTTTCCTTTGTATATTGCAC